GGAAGCATTGACAGCAGACGTGTTCGCAGCCGCTGCCTTTGTAGTGGCCGTTCCCGCAGCTGTATCGGCATTGGTTTCCGAAGTTGCAGCGTTTGTCTCACTGGTGCCAGCGTTTGTCTCGCTGGTGGCCGCATTGACAGCAGACGTGTTCGCAGCCGATGCACTGCTAGACGCGGCACTTTGAGAGGCAGCAGCACTACTGGCCGAAGAAGAAGCCGCGCTTGCATCGGTGGCCGCGTTCCCCGCTGCTGTAGCAGCAAGAGACTGCGAACTGGCTGCAGCGGACTCTGATCCTGAAGCGTTGGTGGCACTGGTGGCCGCTGCGCTTTCAGACGCAGAGGCGTTACTGGCGGAAGTCCCCGCAGAGACATTGCTCGCTTGGGCGGCAGTTGCACTGTTACCGGCATTGGTAGAGTGAGTTGCAGCGGTAGAGGCTGACCCAGAAGCCGCCGTCGCTGACCCGTCAGCGTTCGAGGCGTATGTCTGTGCTTGATCCCGGGCCAGTTCTGATGCCGACTGGGCGGCAACTGATGCTGTCTGGGAGGCAGCTGATGCTGTCTCAGCCGCCTCGGCAGCAATCTGTGCAGCATCTGCTCCGGAGAGGGCGGCAACTGATGCTGTCTCAGCCGCCTCGGCAGCAATCTGTGCAGCATCTGCTCCGGAGAGGGCGGTTTCTGCCAGAGTCTGAGCGGCTTCTGAGGCTGCTTGGGCTGTGGTGGCGACCGCCGAGGCCACAGTCGCGGTAGAGGCTGCAGCCTGAGCCGCAATCTTGTCATCCAGCGCTGACTGAGCGGCGTTGTCGATTTCAAGAACCACATCTGCCGCCAGATCCGGAACTGTGATTCCCGTCGGTACCACTTCAATAAACCCGGTTGGGTCGCTCTCTTGTCCAGAGGTGTTCACGGACGTGACAGCGTACCGGGTGAGTGTGTCCCCACTCGGAGGTCGCCGCATGAAGCTCGTCGTATTGCCGCTGTCGAGATAGCTTAGGGCTGGGTTACCAGCAGTGGCGCCGTAAAATTTGAAGTGGGAAAAGTCTGTTTCTGGAGCTTCGTCCCCCCGCAATACAATGGTGTCCACACCCGCTGTTGCATTGGCGGTTGTCCAGTTCTGAGGCACCGTCGGCTTGACGTTCCGACCAGAGGTGTTGTGGGTATAAACGGCCGATGGACGACCCTTGCGACCGATCGCGTTGATCGCCCGGATCTTGATCTTATAGTCCACACCACTCTGGACATCCGTCAGATAGCAGCTCTGTCCCCGGACACGACGTTCGTCCCAGCTGTCCACGCCTGCTCGCTTGTAGTAGACGATGAACTCTTCGACGAAGTCCTGTGGGGCATGATCCCACTCGATAAAGATACGGTTGCGAACCGTCCCGTCCGCTTCAACAAACGAATGCTCGTCGCCACTTTCCACATTGGTGATGGCTGGGGCAGAGGGGAGACCAGCTCCTGAGAAATCGTAAGCCACCGTCCCGGTGGAGACCATGTTGTCGCTGTCACCGTATTTGTTCAGGTTGACTTCGACAGCCGTGATCGAAATGAGCTCCGGGTTTTCCGGACTCTCTTCGATCATCAGAATACGAAAAGGCTTAACCAGTCCAATGTCCACCGAAGACAACGCGAACTGGGCCCGATCAGGGGCATCTCCGGGCCAGGTGCCCGATTGAATAGTCAGTTCTGTTGCGACCGGCTGACTTGCTTGCACCGTCAGCGAATGAATTCCAGAAGGGGTCTGGATTTCAAATTCAATGTCAGTGTCGACTGGCAGGAAGACCTGATCCCGCAAGGTGATTGTGTTCCCACTCCGAGATTTCACCCGGCCGCTGACCCCCCAGTTCATCGCTGGATCGACGACCCCAACCATGTCGAAGAGTTCGAGTCCGATGCCCATTCGAGCAGTCTGGAATGTGACGGTGACCGTCTCAGTGTTAGCGGTCAGAATGCGACGGAAAGCACGGCGCTGAGCCTCATAGACGTCGTTACATCCAACCGCGATCATCTCGTCAGAGATACGACCATTCTTGGTGATTGCCGCGGCATCCGATACGTTGCGAACATCTTCCTGCCAGTCGAGATTAGTGTTCGTGAAGAGGACAGAAAGATCATTTACTCGAGTGGAGACGTCCGAGAACTGGTATTGAAATCCATCAGCAACCACGCTCTCAGGGCCAAAGATCTGTACCGGAAGACCCGCCTTGTCCACTTTAAGGCGCACCGTACCGTTGAGATCGGTGACTGGTACCCCTCCGAAGATGGCGGCGAGGTAATAGATCATCTCCATCGCATTGCGAGGCTGATCGATCTTGTCGTTGTAGGTGAAACGGGGTTGATAGGTTCCGGTGTCTCCTCGAGGCACCAGCTCATCACAGTATTTGGCCGCTTCATAGAACGAGAAACGATCAACCAAGAGGTGGGGGTAGTAGCGCTTGACCCCGTAGGTGGAGTTGGTCAGCAGATCGTAGAGACACCACACTGGGTTGTCCGAATGGGCCAGTTGGAACGTACCGTTCCATGCACCATCATAGTACCGGGTGATGGTGTCATAGTTCGATGGAACCAAGATTAGCTTGGTTGCATAAATCCCCGACATCCCGGGGATCCCTTGGAACTGATCCGACGCCCGACCGACCCCTCGCACCACCGCGAGGTTGTCATAGGATCGGTTTTCAGCGGTGACCGCCTGATAGCTCTCCCACGAGAAATTCAGTGTCCGGTCAGCGTCATTGTCCGGGCTGTGCTTAACGACCCGGATCTCCCAATCGTTGTTGATCCGAGGGACGCCTTTGACAAAATCCTTGGTATACCCTGAGGTGGTTTTGCCCGTCAGTTTGATGGGGGAAGTGTCAAAGAAATCCAGCCAGGTGCCGCTTCCGACCTCCCGATACTGGATATCGAACTCAGCTGTGTCTTCCAGCTGATCTCCATCACTGTTGGTTTTCAGAATGGTGCTGAAGACGATCCGGATTTCGAGTTTGTCGATCTGATTCCGCAACGCCCCCGAGGTCGTACGAACCACCGGGATGGCCTCAGCAAGATTGACCCCAACTTGGACGTTGGAGGTGATACCCCCCAGCGTGTTCCGCACCTCACTGGCCACCGTCTCCCCAGCGTAGACGTGCAGTTCAAAGGGATTGAAATTGGGATCCCCCGACGCCGAGACCAAAGGGGTTCCATCCAGCATGAATGATCGGGGGCCTTGGACCAGACCAGCGATCGGTCCTTCACACAATCCAAGAGTGAACTCGACGACGTCATCTGAAAACAGATCGTCGGGACTGATGGTCGGAGTACTTCCCCCGCTTCCACCAGTACCAGAGCCCGAGAGAGTACGGAGAGGTTTATTCATGTGGCAAGCACCCAAGCAGAGGTTGGAATGTTGGAAGGGGAGGCAACAGCAGATGTGTAGATGGGATTTACGACGGCCTTGTCGATCCCAACGGTGCTGTCGTATTCAACATAAACGTTGTCATAGCCGGTGGTGATTTCATTCGCCGGCTTGGTACCCGCAACGGTCTCGGTCACTTCTTCCGGTTCTCCCGTCGCCGGGTTGGTCCACCACCACTTGGGATTGTCGAACTCAATAGGGGTTACCCCATTTGATCCGGCGTCTCCTGCGGGAGCGACAGCATCCACGTCAAACGACAGGTAATGCCCTTCGAGCAGCACATTCCCATACGCGAGTGGGATCCGGGTCCCGATTTTGACGGTGTTCCCAGAGGCCCCGAGATATCGAGAACTCTCAGTTCCGTCGGAGGCACTGGGGGTCGGAGCCAGCAGCTGGAGAAGACCTCCAGACAACATCAATCCCCCGGCCAGGTATAACTGACCTTGGGAGAGCCCTAAGGTTCCGATGAAAGCCGGATTGAACACGGCTAGGGCAATCAGCGTGATCCCAAGCAGGACCTGCATCAGGCCCCCCTTCTTCGCGCCCCCAGTGCGGGGATAGACGTGGATTTCCTCGAACGACGTCTCGGAAAAAAGAGCAATTTCGTTGTCCACCCCCTGAACTGTCACCGGCCAGGGTTGCCCCGCAGGAGGAGTCAGCTCTTCGATGGTGGCAAGCGACTGTATTGCCTCAGCAACCGTGGCCGCTTCGACCTCGATAGGATGTGGATATTTGTCAGCCAGATGGCCGTGGAGGATAATCTTTTTCTTCATCTATGAGATGCACCAGTCCATTGGAGACGATATAACATCTTACTTCGGATTGGCAAATAATGAAATGCATTTGATTTGGCCACGACTGGAAAAAGCGGTAGTCATCTATCGACAAATTGGCTGAGCCACTTGGGTGGCTATGCCATGTGGCGACGTTCCCCTCAATGTCTTCAATCACGAAGGTGAACGTTCGCTCAGGGGTATCAGAATGGTTCGTGACTTCGAGGACCTGATGCTCAAGGTTGATTACCCCACAGCGTTCAACGTCGGGATGCCAGTTCCCTGTCAATTGCTTCTTGAACTGCTGGATTTCGGAAAACGTCAGCATCGAGGACCTCATGTAGGTGAACGGATTTGTGTGTGGCTTCTTGGGTCTTCGTCACCGCCGGGTGACGAAGATGGATCGTCCCCCGACTGGCCCATCGGGGCCTCAGGGGTTCCAGTGTGCTCAGCTGATTGGGGAGGTGATGTAGGATTTGGTTGTCATCCACGATGACCACAGCGTGGCTCGATTGGAGAGCCAGGAGGGGCATGAGAAGTGCATCCCCGATCTTATAGGGACGGTCGAAAATCTGCTGAAAACCGAAACCCTCGTACAATCCGTAGAGGTCCAGATGAGGATCCTCCCAGAACCGATC